AAATGGCGAAGACGGACTTGTTAGTTCATCACCATATGCGGCTGTATACTACCCACATGGTTTAGCAACAAACTTAGACGGCACAAATGTTATGGTTCCAGCAAGTTATATGGCTTTAAGAACTATTGCATTTAACGACCAAGTGGCTTTCCCATGGTTTGCACCAGCAGGATTCCAAAGAGGATTAGTAAACAACGTTTCAAGTGTTGGATATTTAGATTCAGCAACAAGTGAATTTGAAGCGGTTGCATTAAGTGAAGGACAAAGAGACAGTCTTTACAGTAACAAAGTTAATCCAATTGGGAACTTCCCAGGAAGAGGTATCGCTATATTTGGGCAGAAGACTTTGAATCCTAATGCAAGTGCATTAGATAGAGTCAATGTTGCACGTTTAGTGGTTTATATTAGAGAAAGACTTGATGATATCGTTAAGCCATTCTTGTTTGAACCAAATGACGAAGTAACAAGAGCAAATGCCAAAACTGTAGTAGACAGATTCTTAGGACAATTAGTTGCACAAAGAGGTTTATTTGACTTTATCACAGTTTGTGATACTACAAATAACACAGCGGCTAGAATAGATAACAATCAATTGTATATAGATGTAGCAATACAACCTGTTAAAGCAGTTGAATTTATTTATATTCCAATTAGAATCCAAAATACATTGGGCTCAACAGCATAAGTTTAACAACTTAAACATTTAAAGGGCGGTTTTACTGCCCTTTTTTGTGTCATAATTAAAACTAGAGTTAATTAAATTGACCCAAAGATGATAAATATTCGTATAATTAGTTCATAAAGAACAAATGGAGTAAAAAATGGCAACATCATCAGCAACAACAGAAACCAAAAGTAAGTTTGGTGTACCTACAGGAACTGGTACTTCTGGCATCTTAATGCCTAAATTAAAGTATAGATTCCGTGTAAGTTTTCTAAACAACTTTGGTGGTTCAACTAATACTGTTTCACTAACACAGAATGTTCAAAGTGTTGTAAGACCTAAAATAAATTATGAGGAAGTAGTTATTGATAGTTACAACTCAAGAACTTATTTACAAGGTAAACATACTTGGGACCCAATTAGTGTAACAATTAGGGATGATATACAGAATAAGGTTGCTAAGTTGGTAGGTGCACAGGTACAAAGACAACTTAACCATTTCCAACAAACAACACCAGCCGCAGGTTCCGACTATAAATTTGATATGCAAATTGAAGTATTAGACGGTGTTAATGCAGGTGCTAGTGAAGTTTGGTTCTTAGAAGGGTGTTTCTTAACACAATCAGATTACAGTGAAGCAGACTATAGTTCTAACGAACAACAGACTGTTACTATGATGATACGTTATGATAACGCAACACACTTCCAAGGCGACAATGATGTTAATGGAAGAGTTGAAGCGGGTAATCCGTTCCCTGATGATAACACACTAGCAGAAAATAGCGGCGTTATAGTATAATAACGGAGTACTCTAGTGAAATATACACGTTTTACTGGTAAAAATACAGTAGACAATTTTTATGCTAGAGACTTTAGGAATAACTACAGATTTAGACCTGAAGTTAATCCTCCTAGACAGCAGTTCCAAGGATATGTTAATTTCATATTCAACAGGAATGTGTTACAGTTATTAGGAAATGAGAATCTAACATTTAAAACAAGTATGAGCAGTTTGGTAAGAACTGCTCAACTTCCTTCGGTAGAATTTAATATAGAAGAAAAAAACAATTTCAATAAGAAAAGAAATATTACTACTGGTGTTTCTTATAATCCTGTAGATATTACTGTTTTTGATACAGTAAATAATGAATGGTTAACCGTGTTAATGAAATATTTTGCATATCTACACATGGACCCTAGAAATAAAAATACGTTTGGTAATAGAGATATCAGTTTCTATACGCCTATGACAGAAGAACTTACACCAGGCTTTGGTGCTAAAGGAAACTTTAACAGTAACGAAGCAGGTATAAATTTACAAATTGATCAAAACTTTTTTGAACGTGTAGATTATATTTTGTATGCCGGCGGTAAAGGTGTTCAGTATAGTATAATGAAACCCATGATTAAATCATTTGCTCCAAAAAATATAGATTATGCTTCCAGTGACTTTATGGAATTCCAACTTCAATTGGTATATGAAAACTTTACTACATTCGATATTGTAAACTTTGATTTAGCAACTGTGGATTTAGATAGATTTGAAGATATAGGCGACTTTACTTTACCAGGCGAAGAAAATCTCAAACCTATATCACTTGAAACTGAAACAGACTTTGCGTTTCTTGGTAATAAATCAGGCAACAGTTTACCGGGTGTTGGTACAAGACCTAGATCTGCACAACCTCTACAAAGTCCAAGTGATCCTATAGGTGATTGGTTAGAAGATAATTTAGGTGATACTGTGGGCGGATTTTTAGGTGATGCTTTAGAAAGTGCTGTTGGAGTCAAACCAACATATGGTGATTGGAAACAAAAAGTAGAAAATGATCTCATTGATAGTGTAGTTAGTGGAATAGCAAATGCAGTAACTAGACCCTCAAAAGATAATGGAGACAGTTAATGAGTACATCTTTATACGAAACATTTGGCAGTGAAATAAATTACAAATTCACAGCAGGAAAATTAGAAGCATATCTAGAGAACGCCAGTGTTAAATTTCCTCTTCCGGAGGCAAGTTCTGAAATTCTTGCAGATTTGGCTAAAGTAAAGGAAGTTGCTATAGATCCTCAAAAATTAGATGTTATAAAAACAAAATTAGTTGCTATAGGTTTTGGTAAATCCAATGCTAATGCAATGGCAAAAGTTCTCATACAAATATCAAATGTACAAAATGTAGATCCAACTAGTTATTTTGATATGAATGCAGATGTTTTAAAATTAAGTGTAGATGCATTTGAAGCCATGAATGCTGTACGTCCAGCAGGTAATAAAGTTGACCTAAAAACTACAATAGATAATTCAAGAAGTAAAGTTGCTAAATTAATCAAGGCCTAATATGGGCAAATTCGCTACAGGAAAATATGAAGTAGTCAACAAACAAAAATTTGTTGGTAATAGAAATCCTACCTATAGAAGTAGTTGGGAATTAGCATTTATGCGTATGTGTGATAATCATCCTAATATTACAAAATGGGCTAGTGAAAATGTAAAGATTCCATATAGACATCCAGTATCAGGAAACTATACAAATTATGTGCCTGATTTTATGATACAATATGTAGATAAAAATGAAAATCCACATGTAGAATTAATAGAAATTAAACCTCGTAATCAGACAACAATGGAAAGTGCTAGATCACAGGGACAAAAACTTCAAACAGTAATAAATGCGGCTAAGTGGACAGCGGCACAAGAGTGGTGCAAACGTAAAGGCATACGATTTAAAGTAATCAACGAAGATCAAATATTTTCTAATAAGAAACCTCGTAAGGCGAAAAAAAGAATTTCTAAGCCTAGAATCAAATAAATAGTAATATGACTAAGAAACTAGAAGAAGAATTTAATCTGCCTCCTATTGAAGAAGTTACTCAACAGGAAACATTGCCTACTGTAGAAGAAACACAGGAGGTCATAGAGGAAGTAAAAGGCGCATTAAGTATTAGCGAAAAGATTAATTTAGCATTTAAAGAAGTAAAAGGTTTAGAAGATCACGAAGTTGAAATGAATGATATAGCCAAAAAGGCTATAGAAAGTTATGAGCAACTTATGAATCTAGGTATGAATGTAAGTGATATGGCGGCTGGTAAAGTATTTGCAGAAGCAAGTAATATGTTAAAAATTGCCTTAGATGCCAGTGATGCTAAAACAAAAGCAAAGTTACAGCAGATAGATTTAATGCTTAAGAAAGCAAGAATAGATAAGTTTGATAATAAAGGCAACGAAGCAGAGTCAGTTCAAGCAACAGTATTTGATAGAAACGAACTACTAAAAATTATTAATACTAAAGACTCATCCCCAGAGTAATTTAGTTTCCGGAAAACGTTCATTGCAAAAACTATATGTTTCTTTATATAGTTCTTTTAGTAAAAGATTTAATTCTTTAGATAATATTAACTCTTTTGTCTTTAATTTTGGTTCTATTTTTAAATATGTATCTTTATATTCTATACCTATAAAATTACAAAATTTAAAAAATTCTTTTTCTGTAAAGAAGGTTTCATATAATCCATAGAAAATGTTTTCAGATTCAAAAACATCTTCTATATTTTTTATAGTTTTTTGATAATTCTGCCTTTTAAATGTATGTTTCTTTTTTGATACATCTAAAATCCAAGATTCTAAACTAGTAATACCTTCCTTATCATATAAACTTCTGCCCCTGCTAATTAATCTTTGAATAGGATCTCTCATTACAAAAATTACTTTTAAATTGTAACCTGCTCCTTCTATAACATCTTTTGCTTCTTGTAATTGTTCTTTACTGCAGAGCCCGTATACAGGAGTAATATCACCGGTAATATGTTTACCTTCAACCAAAAGATTATCAAAATAATTTATATAATCTTCATGGTTCCATTCATGTTTCCCTTTTTCTTCACCATTCACATAAAACTTTAAAAAGTTAGGACGTCTTGATCTTTCTTTTATGTACCAATAATTATGTTCTTTTTTATTACCTATGTTTGCTTCTGGTACATTTTTCAGCAGTTTCCAAATCCAGGTTGTGCCTGATCGCTGAACGCCTAAACTAAGAACAAATGTTTTTTCCATAATACTAAAGATTACTCCCCATAGTAACTTAGACCAGTAACATTTTTTCAAATAAATTACTAGCACTTTTTTGAAAGTCTATTCCCTTATGTCTTCCGTCCCTTGCAAAGGTTACTGATTTTTCTCTCAAATTTTGTTGACCAATTGTAAAATCATATAAATCTATATTACTTTCTTTACAAATATTTTTCATTATAATTTTATTTTTTAATGCATTAAATTCTCCGTTAATAGGATTATTAAAATAATTTATTAAAAAAGGATCGGTATTTGTATAATCTGAATTAAACTCTTCTTCAGAAGATAGTCTAATATCTTTAATTCGTTTTTCAGTATTATTTGTAAATAATTCGAATCTGTTAGTTCCGCCCCATAAAACAAAAATTTTTTTAGGTTTAAGAACATCTATCCAACCTAATGCCAATCTTACACATGTATCTCTACTAGAGGCGCCTAATCCTAAATTGTAAACTTTCATTCCTATTTTTTCTTCAAGTAAAGAAGGCCACGTTTGCTCTATAGGCATTCCTGTACCAAATGTGTAACTGCTACCTAATGATAAACAACAATCTTCAGTATTATTGATGTTAAATTCGTGTGTTCTGAATCCATTACTATTAAATTTGTATGTAAGATCAATTTCTTTATTAACTATAGGTTCTGATTTTGTGAGACTATTTAACTCTTGGTTTTTATATGGTAAATATTTACTCCACTGTAATAACTTTTTATCTAACTCCATGCATATATTTAGCATAATAATTTTTGATGGGTATTTTTAAACTAAAATGATAAATAAGTATACTAACTGGAGTTATAATATGGAATTAAAGAATTATATAGCAGAATCATTTAAAAAAGAATATGCTTATAGAGTCAAACTTGCACACGACTGTGGTGCAGATCAAATGGATATGTTAGAAAAATGTTTAGCAAAATATAATTTTGTCAGTGCATCTCCATTTCAAAGAGCTCCAATTCAAGAAAATCCAGTGGAATTCCAAAGAGCAAAAAATGCCAATTTTACATCAGAAGTGTGTAGCACAGATGTAGTTTTAAAATACCCAGTTAACGAAAGAATTTTAGAAGTTTGGTTAGCAGTAAATTTAGGTATAGATCACGAAAGAGTTCTATGTTATGGTGTTAAAGAACCAAGACGTGTAGAAGCAGATATTCAAGCAGAAAGACTTACTAATGATCAAGACAGACAAGTAAGTGAAGAAGATGCTTTACTGAATGATGAAAGTATGGAACACTACGAAGCTCAACAAGATGGAATAGATGCAAAAGATTTTGGATTTGGTGAAGAATTTAACGAAGCATTTTTAAAAGAACTAGAAAAAATTAAAGCAGAAAAAGGTGCAGATTATTTCCGCAACTATCCTAGTAAAGACGAATTAATGGGTGATAATTTAAGACCTATGTATGATGCAATTACAGGAATGCCTAATATGGGTAGAGGTGCAGAACAGGCCAAACAAGTAGATAATATTGCACAACACGGTTCAAGAAGTAGATAATGAAAATAAATCATATTTTAAAAGAATACGAGTACGATCCAGCAGAGGATAGTAAGGCTGTCGATCAATACAACATGTTAAAAAGACAGGTTGGTGAGATGTATGCCGAAGCATTTTGGAGAATGTGGCGAAAAACTGCTAACGTAAATGCGGCTCTACGAATGACTCAAGAAGAATATGATAGAATGGTAAGATATGAATCTGTAGAAGAAGATACTGTAAATGAAAAAATGTATACAGTTGATGCACCTGGACAACCAACTCAAAAATTTAGAGATATTAGAGATGCTGATGTGAAAATATTCAAACTAATCAAAGGAGTTCATGATCCAAGAGCTAAAGGTGAATTTAAAGACCATCCGGCAGGGCCTATTAAGCCTGAAAATATTGTACTAAAATTAGATGGTGTAGAAGTACCCCACAAATATACTGGTAAAGAAAAACAACCAATTACAGGTCCTGTAATTAAAGAAGCAATGAGCGATGCATACGGTATTGTTAGTGCAGAACCTGAAGTAGAAGGTTCAGTAGAATTTAAACAACACAAGAATACTGATAAAGGTTCAGTAAGTATTGAAGCGGCAGGCGATACAATGCAGGATTTAGCAGATGTGCTTAAACTTGCAGGACTTACTTTACCAAAAGATATGCATAATGATCAAGAAGCATCAGCACATGATGATGAGCCAGAACAAGAAGATGTTTTATTATCACCTGATCACAAAGACGATGAAGAAAAATCTCCTTGTGATAGCCCAGATACAGACCCTTCATACGAAACAGATAAAGAAATCTTAATTAATTATATAAAAGATAAACTTAAAAAAAGCATTTCTTAACATCATTACCACATAAATACTATTATGGCAAGAGGAACAGCAGATACCAGTCTGGTCAAACAAGGCTATAGTAAAACCGCATATACACCAGATTCCCTACAAGATTTTAAGAATTGTGCAGATCCTGTGAACGGGCCTCTGTATTTTATGACAAATCATGTCAAAATTCAACATCCTACAAAAGGTGGTATAGACTTTGACCCTTTTACATATCAGTTAGACTTAATAGAAAACTACAATAATTACAGATACAGTATCAATATGCTGGGCAGACAGATGGGTAAAACCACTGTGGCGGCTGGATACTTGCTGTGGTATGCTATGTTTAAGCCTGACAGTACAATATTAGTTGCGGCTCATAAGGCGGCTGGTGCATTTGAAATTATGCAACGTATACGTTATGCATATGAAAGTGTACCTGATCATATAAGAGCAGGTGTTACAGAATATAACAAAGGCTCCATGGCATTTGATAATGGAAGTAGGATAGTTAGTGCAACTACCACTGAAAATACTGGTAGGGGTATGTCATTAACCTTAGTTTACTTAGACGAGTTTGCTTTTGTACCCCCACGTATTGCGGCTGAGTTTTGGACTGCATTATCTCCAACATTAGCAACAGGTGGTAAATGTATAATTACAAGTACACCAAACTCAGATGAGGACACATTTGCTAGTATATGGAATTCTGCAAATAAAATGTTTGATGAACATGGTAATGAGCAAGAAGTAGGTGTAAATGGATTTAAACCTTTATTAGCAAAATGGGACGAACATCCTGATAGAGATGCCAATTGGGCAATAGAAGAAAGAGGTAGAATAGGTACAGAACGTTTTAAACGTGAACACGAATGTGAATTTGTTATCTATGACGAAACACTCATCAATCAATTAAAACTATTAGAACTTACAGGTAAAGACCCAATAATGAAAATGGGTCATGTACGTTGGTTCAAGTATCCTAGTCCAGAACACATCTATGTGGTAACACTAGATCCAAGTACAGGAACAGGCGGCGATAATGCCGCTATACAGATTGTGGAACTTCCCTCTATGATACAGGTAGGCGAATGGTGCCATAATAAAACGCCTATAGAAGGGCAGATAAAGGTCATGTTAGAAGTAATGCATTTTATAAAGGAACAAGGTGCTCATACTATATATTGGACAGTTGAAAACAATGCAATTGGAGAGGCCGCACTTGTGGTAATCAGAGACACTGGAGAAGATGCTTTTCCTGGTGATTTTCTACACGAACCTAAAAGAATACAAGGTAAAACAGGTAGACGTGGCTTCCACACAACACATAAAGTTAAAGTGGAATCATGTATAAACATGAAAAGACTTATAGAAAACGATAAACTTATTATTAATAGTAAGGCTTGTTTATCAGAATTTAAAAATTTTGTTGCAAAGGGTAATAGTTTTGCGGCCAGACCAGGTGACTCAGATGACTTGGTAATGAGTATGATGATTGCTGTTAGAGTAATAGATTATGTAAGTACATTTGAAGATGAAGTATATGATGCAGTCAATAACAGTTTGGGTGTAGATTCGCTTTATTCTACTGGTGGCGACGATGATGACTACGATGATCCTATGCCAATTGGCATAATCTGATAAATACTTGTATGGCAACAAATTATAAAGATATTTCAGAAAAAATATTTAATTTATTAAAAGGACATGGATTGAATATAAGGTCTTTTAATAAAGAAGGTAAAATTGTAATTGATCCACAAGAGGGTACAAGATTTGTCTGTGATGAACCTAATGTTTTAGTTAGAGTAGATGACATGGAAAAAGAAATATCAATGCAAACCAGTGAAGATTTTGCAGATCATAATTTAAGAAATCTATTAAAAGAATTAGCACAAGATAGTTTATTATCTTTTGACTTTAGAGTATTTGACAAACAGTTAAAACCTAAAGGAGAAGAAATAGACGTTGCTCGTAGAAAAGAGATTGATATGAATGAAGAATTAAATATATTAAGACGCCTATCAGGCTTAGAAGAAAATACTAAAGATAAATGTACAGCATGTGACAAAGATATGTCAGATTGCAAATGTGAACTTTGTAAAGACTGTGATGCAAAAGGTTGTGAGCATTGTGATGATGGTAAAATTGTAACTGAAGAAACACTAAATGAAAATCCAGCATGGATGGCAGGTGCAAAAATTCTAGGACAAATTTTTAAACAAGGTGCAAAAAGACCTATAACAACAACTATTGCCGTTGATGCAGTAGATGGTGAATTAAATACCACACAAGGCGCAATTAATTGGCTAGGTAAAGCAGTTGGAAATGCCTTTACACCAGACTCCCTTAAAAAAGCAGGTCCTATTATAGCAAAATATGGTATACCAGCGGCAGGTGTACTGGCCGCAATATACGGTGGTAAAAAATTAGCAGATTATGTTGCAGGAAAAAGAGATCAAGGTTTGTCAGTATCACAAAATAATCAAACTTTAAATGCTAGTGTAGATTTAGAAGAAAAGAAAATAGTATCTTTCCAAACAAGTGTTGGCATGATGCCTGGATATAGTGATCACACTCCATTAAGTTTCCAAGATTATTATGATTGGGAAATGAAAACTTCAAAAGACAAACCAAAATCAAACATTGTAAGTCAAAGACACGGAATATATGTAAGTGATTTTAAAAAGTATGTATCTGAAGCACTAGGCAAAGATGGTAAAGCACCAGCAGTACCTTACAGCAAATCTACTGAAAAAGATTTAGCAGACAGAATGCTAAAAAGCAAAGGTCCTTCACAAAAACAAAAAGATATAGAAAAAGCATCTAAGGATGAAACACCGTATGACAAATACATGAAACATATGAAGGCAATTAAAAAACAACAGAATAAAGAAAGTGTTACTGAAGCAAGTTTAGGTAAAATGACTGGTAGCAGAAAGTCCAGTTATCAACCACTAGCAGACAATGTAAAAATAATTGTTAGACATAATAAAGAAGTAAACGAAGAAGTACGTGGTGCTAGAAGCAGAAATATCCACAGTATATTAATACA